CTATCTGCAACATGATTCCAATTAGTAAATTTTTGTATATTGTACAACCCATACCCACTCCCTTCTGCAAACCCAAAATTCGACAGCACAAGATTATTACCATTGCCTGTAATGTTGGCAATAGTAGCACGATCTTTGTCCTCGTTGGTTTTGCCAGTGACAGTCCATGCTTGGTCGGGGAAGAGCCAGGGATATTGCTTCTTATACCAATCAAGAACCTTTTCATCGTCTTCATCGGTAGAGAAATATCCATTACAGATTGTTTGACCAGCAATGGCAGCTCTAGCAAAAGATGCATAAGTTGCATAAGTTGCATTCTTCCATAAATAATATAGCCCAGCGTTTTCCACCCAGTCCCCACACGTACCTGTTACAACTTTATTAGTTAATAAGTTCTTAATATATATATTATTACCATTTCGTTTACAAGCAAACAAATTAAGCCCATTAACAAAATCAGCATTTATATAATAGTTATTACCCGCTATAAAAGATACATAAACCAAAGACGAATATTGCATGGAAAAAGTTTTTTTGCTATCAGCTCCACACAAAATCATATTCCTTGTCGGATTATTCTGAAACGGAATAAACGCCGTGTACACCGTATAGGTATCCTCAAAGTTAAGCTCCTTCTCTGTAACTGCAAAGTCATCTACTCCGTCACCGAGGATAAAGCCGGGGTAGAGGGGTAGTTGTTCGATGGTAATTGATCCCACTTTACCCCCAACATCAAGATAAACAGCGAAAAAATCATCTTCTTTTATTGCAGGAATTTCAGTGATGCCATTAGGATTTAACGGTACTTTTACTGTTGTAGCCGTTGATGTAGAAGGAGCATAAAATGACAAAGATAGATCACCTTCATTGTATCCTTCACTTGATATTTTTATGAAATAAGATTTATTAAATTGGTAAATATTCTTTGGTATATAAATAGCGTTATTTATTCCTGTAGTTAAAATAGTTACTTTAATAGAATTGCTATTTTGTTCATCAATTCTTACTTTATCTACAGTGGCATTATTTCTAAAATAATTAAAATCCTGAACATAACCACCTACTCCACTCATCCCAGACCAAGCGAAATTCTTGAAGGATAGGAACCTACCTTTATGGTCCGCATCCTCGATCCTCGGATCGTCCATAGCCGCCATCATCTCGTTCGTCAGGCCGCCGAAATGCCAACGAGTGACATCGCCCGGAAGTTGGGGGAAGCCGTCGCCGGAACCGCCACCACGTCCTCCAAGTCCCAGCTTTATCCCTCTCAAGTCTATGCCCGAAAGATCAATGCTGGATAAATTGATGTTGTTGAGAGTTATCATTGCAGTACATAAATTTTAGATGGTTCCGTTGTTGTCACGAGTCTTACCGTCTGTCCAGCTTTGCCTATTACCCCATTCTCCCAAAGCATGACGTTTCGGACGGGATAAGCCGCGACCACCCAATTATCACCAGTAATGCTTCTTTCCAAAACAATATCGCCCTTATCTTTCAGTTCTACATGTAGAACGATATCACTTGAATCAAGTGATATAGAATCCGATATATACTTGTCTCCCTGTTTGCTAAATGTTACTTCTTTTGCCATAATATTTTAATTATCAATTTTGTGAATAAATATATCTTGTACCACCATTTAAGCGAGATTTTGACTTCTATAGTGCCGGAATTTTCATTGTTGATTGGAGTCAGACGAACCGGCATTACCATTTGCTTGATTGATTTCATTATTAAGAGTGTTTTGTTGTTTTTCCTCCAATATCTTTCGTATCTCATCCTCTGGTTTATCCGTTATACTAAGCATTTTCACGGCTGTTTCAAGAGATATAATGCCGTCGTTATACAATTTGCCTATTGCTGCCCACTTCTTATCTATATCTTCTTGAAATGGTTCGGAAAACTCAAAATCAATATCTAAAGCATCCAGCTTAGACCGTAATTCTATATGAGTTACATTCTTCATGATGGCCAATATCAGATTCTTTTCCCGGTCTACCGCAATCTCATATATTTCCTTGCGATTGTCCCTTTTCATATAAGATGGAGCCATTGCACGCTTTAAAGCCTCTCCCGTTAACGTGCCCAAGCCTTTCGTATTATCCGGTGAAAAGTTAAAAGTAAAGGTGTCATTAAGGATAGATTCTTTCAGTATGTCTTTTTCAAATTTCTTGAGTTCAACGGAATCCGGTGGTGCTACATAATCGAACATACTATCTGGTCCGTGCATCCTAATAACTTCCCCCACATTATCTGGATCACTCAGAGAAGCCAACACATCTGCCGAAACTTTAGCTTTTGGATCTGCAAAATAGTTGACAGTATCGGCAGATTTTGAATCGACATACTCGTCCCTATTTATACGAGACTGTGCGCCCTCCCATTCTTTTTCCTGTTGATAATAGATGATATTTATTTTCCCAGTAGGATTAATTATAGGCAAAACTTCCCATCCTCGATCATTTTTCTTGCATCTATAAATAACCTTTGGAGTTTGGATATCGAAATGTTCTATAGTGTTTACCCCCTCTTTCAAGTAATATCCATAACCGAAAGCCAACATGGTCCCGTATTGGTCGAAAAGAGGACGCAGGGTATACCCTAAAGATTTTGCCAGCAAAACAACTTTCACCTCCGCTTTTCCGGTTTCCTCGTTGCGGTAGATATGGTACAATTTAGCACATTCCGTCTCGGAGCCTGCTAAACGTTTAGCTTGACGCATGGTTGTGTTGAAACGGGTATCCTTCAAAAACTGAGTATATGCGTCAAAAGCAACATCTTGCACGTCGGGATCATTTTTGCTCCATTTTATCGGTTGCCCCAACAGATAAAACAATGCAACCTCATTTATGTAAGCCTGCCATCTACGAGGCAGTTTCTCTGTAATATATGGCTGTTTGTTCTTTCTGAGTTTATTTTTGCGATTCATTACATCATGGAGAGCAGGATCGTATTCTTTTATTGCCTCCATAACTTCCAAATCTCGATTTTGAAACAACTCCATCGCCTGACTTATATCTTTTTCTGCGATCAAAGTCATTAAGTCTTTGTTGGTGCTTGTCCCATTTAAAGATCCGCCCCTAAACAAATCCACTATGTAATTCAATATCGATGCCATATCTTAATTTTTAATAAATTCCTAAATCTTCCTTAGAATACTGGTGCGTAGTTAATACCTTACCGAGCAATTTCCCTATCGTATAATACCTAGAAGCGTCTATAAGATGGTTGTAAGCATCAATAGGCTCGTTTATAAATTTACCATCTTTATTTTGTTCATAAACGTAATTTTTAAGCTCTCGGATCAAATTGACAGACCTACGAGTAACGCATATTTTATACTCCATCATTTTAAACAAGCCTCCCATGACGGAACCTTTATATTTATCGGCGGGAAAGATAATAATCCCCGCATTAGCAATCTCCTGTATTAACCTAGGGTCGGCACTATCTGCGTAAACAAACAATCCCTGCTTCTTCAATTCCTTGATGATTTCGCTTGTGAGCATGTGCGTCCGGTAACACTGCTCATCCAAATACAGCCTATTATCAAGTACCCCACATTTAACTATAGCGGTAGGGTCCGAACTGTATCCAAAATCAAGACCAGCGGCAACATGCTTTGCGTATGCCGGAAATTCATCTACAATTTCATATTCGGGGAAGACAAGACCTTCTGCCATTGCCTGCAATCCTAATCCGTATACAGTCCACAACACTTTGTTCTTGTACTGAAGCGACTCTATCTCGTCAATAATAGTTTGTTCGAGAAATGGATTATCCTTGTAGGTAGAAATAAAGTGATATGTGCGTGGGTCCTTGTTCAATTCACACAACCAATGTTCGTCCGAAAAGGATGGATTATAGTCTACTATGGAAAAATCGGTAGTACGCATAACGAGCTGTTGCCATTCCAGGAATGAAATTTCGTTTGCCTCATTGCAGTATAAGATATTTCGTTTACGACCTCTGATCTTCTGCTCATCATCTGTCGAGAAAAACTCAACAAATGAACCGTTCGGAAGTGTATAAATCATTTCAGACTTATTCATACATCTATTATCCCATATCTTATACTTATCCTGCATAATCTCTTTAAAATCGCGAAACACAGAACCTTTTAACGCAGGCAATGTCTTTCGGACAATGGATAGAGACTTTTTGTTTGTGAGGATATGAGATAATAGATAGATAAGGATGTTGTACGTCTTGCTACTACGCGAACTACCCTGAGCAGAGACAACCTTATAGCCGGAGTGGATGGCATTATCAACTTCTGTAAATATTTTAGTCGTTTTAATTATCGCCATGATCCGCGTCCTCCCTCTTATCAATGACCTGTATTACAAAACCACTTCCTTCTTCTTGTTTTACCTCTTGCTTTATAGGAGCATCCCAACCCAACAGCTTAGATAGCTTATCTATTGCATCAATCTTATTATAGAGCTTTAACTCATATCCTTTATCTGTTGATTTAATCGAAAGAATGGAACGTTGTATGCTTGACGGTAATTTAGAGATATCTTTGATCAGGATTGTTGTAAACATCTCATTAGACTTTACCTCCAACGCGTCGACAATATTGGCACGAGCAATATCGGCAAGAATCCCTACCGCTTCGTCTTTGGTTATATCAGACCGGTTCCTCATTTGAGACTGGAGCTCTCTTATCCTTAGGGCAACCTTAGGGCTGTTCAAGAGCTTCGAAGACTCTACCCAAATTGCATTGTCCGACTTACCATTACATCTATATGCCCGTCGATAAGCCTCAGAAGCGTTTCCGCATTCGAGGTAGTAGTTGCAGAACATTTCTTGTTTTTGTGTCAACGCCATGCTTTTTATAATTAATTGAGTCAAATTTAAATAGCATAGGCCAGCTATAGGAAGGATCATTACAATTATTCACGACAACAGAACCATTGTCGTGAATATTGTTAATTGAGTGAATATTATCCAATCCTATCCATTATTTCGTTATATATACGATGGATATCTTGTCTAAAGTATTTATACAGCTGATAAGATAGATACAACCCGTTTAAATTATCGGAAATAGTGGATTTCCCATTGAGACCAAATACTTCAGCAAGTTTATCCCTTAATCCCTTTTTCATTTTTCCATCGGCAAGAGCACCGGGAGAATACAAAATTAAAATTATGAAAATGAATTTCTTTCTTTGGGGGACATTAGCTCGAAAAACTTCCTGCTGAGAAACAATCTCCTTAAACCATTCATACAATGTCGGGATCATATCTAAGTCTGTCAAGATAGGCTTGGTTAATTCTCTTTCTCTTTCTGATAATCTTGCTTTTTGATCCCTGATAGATCGTATTTCAACGATTTTACTAAACACGCACGGCTTCTGTTGTAAAGACATAATAATCCATTTTAAATTAAGCCGTTTGCACAAAATTACAAATTAATCCTCATATCAACAATACATTGTTGATAAAATATCTTTTCGTAGTTATCTTTGCCCGAAAAAAAACATGAGCGAAGAATTAAAACAGCTAATAGCCTGGTTTGAGAGCTACCAAGTGACGTTTAACGAGATCCGGTTAAGCGAGTGTGAGAATATATTTGATTTAAGCAAGTACATTGATGTGCATGTCAGATCGGTTAAGAGGAATTGGGATAATCCGACCTTTGCAAGTGATATACTGAGGTTGCAAAGGCTTAAAAAGGTGTTGGAGGAAAGAGGATAAAAATAAAGCCGGAGGTTATTCCGGCTTTATTTTTATGTATGTTTTGTAAGATAGGCCAATTCATATTTACAAAGATACTCCTTTATCCTATCCGCCTGAGCTTTCTTTATGTGGCAAAAGGATATGTATTTTCTAAATTTATCCATTCCAAAATTACCAAGAGCCTCACCGAAAGAAGTATTCATGAATAACGTTGGAATAGAATCAACTCCCGTCATATCAATAACAAGCATCTGGTTTGAATTGATTGCACTTTCTATATGCGGGTACAAGGCCGCGCCAGCATCAGGATAACTTTTCCCTTCTAACAAACTCGCAATATTAATCAGTCTCATACGCATAATATTTATAAAGTAAAACTTCCAAACTCAAAATCTTGTTCAAAGGAATCTATTGAGATATCAAAGTAAATCAAAGTTCCATTAAAATCAAAATCAATATCAAACATTTCGCAAGAACCATTTTTACCGGTTAACTTGATAAGTCCTTTATTACTCACCATTCTGAACATATTTTCACCTTTTAAAAATGTTACAACCGTATCAAGCCCAAATCCTTTATTATATGCCTTTGATCCAGAAGTTACGCCTGATTCTAAAGATTTTTTCAATACATAAGAATCTTTACAGCCCTCAAATTTTCCACCAAGAGAAGCAGATATGCCAATTCCATAATCGCATATCGCTATATGTATTTTCCCTTCATCGGCTTTATATCTGACATACGAAAATGCATTCCCTTCTGCATGAGCGTGATCAAATATATTAAAATAAAGCTCATTAAGCAAAGTTCTAACCATAGACATGTCTTTTTCAGGGAAAAGATCTTTAAAGTATTTTTCCACACTTATGCTATACCCTTCTTTCCCTGAGTCAGTAACTCTCCATAGATTTAATATTTCCCTGCTATGAGATTCAACATGATCACACTTCTCGGACGTCCAATATTCCTTGATAGATATATCTTCATATATTAATTTTTCAAGATCCTTATTATTAACAGTAAGTCTAACCATATATTTCTTGGACTTTAAATCGTCAATAATGCAAGACAGAAGAACAATATGAAATGGTTCTAAATGGCATATACCACTTTCTATAACAATGGTAATAACCTCTTTCAGATCATACTTGGATTTCACGACTTCATTCCTAATCTCTATAGATCTCCTTATCCAATACTCGCGATCTGGACTATTAAATATATACGTTTTCTTCTCTTTTAATGAATCCATTTATAAAGTTTTAAGTTTTTCCCATCAAATCACCTTCTCCCCTACATCCTGTATTCGCAGGTGTAGGACTTGCCGGAGTGGTGGTAGTGCCAGAGGAAGAGAACTGCCAGTCTTCGGATTGATTGTCGTTCTTCTTTTTTACTTAATCAATTAGCACTTTTTTACTCAAACCGCAGTCAATTCACGACCTACGTTTCTAATTGTCTGCAATATTTCGTTGTAACGCTCTTTAGATGGCTTTTTCGTCCCGCTTACATATTGAGCAAACAAGCTCTGTGACATTTTCATCCTGCGAGCAATCGCAGATGCGTTAAGTTCCGGATGCGCAATAAACACGTCGTATAACGGATTGGAAGGACGTTCCATGAAAAACCCCTCAAAACTCAAATCTTCATCTATGCCCTCCCAGTGGATACCATCATTACTCAACGTGAAATCCGAACGCTGTTCTGGTGTCGCAAATCTCAATCTTGGAAAGTCTGAAAACTTTTCGCAAGCCTCTTTGCCATCGGCGGTGCGAATCCACACTTCCGTATCGGTCAACCAAACTTTTTCTACAACAATATTTCCCATGACTCAATTTATTTAGCTTTATTAAAAAACTTATTCCAATGTTCTGCTATAATCTCTTGGTTTTCTTCTATTACTGATTCAACAAGTTTTATTTCTGACGACTTCAACCCGTTATTTGTTACCAAAGCAACAGGGAACAATGTAAATTTTGCACTTATATTCCCTTTTGTTACATGAACATGAATAGGTTCATGGTCGTTTGCGTAAAAAGAGAAGCGAAAACCAAATAAGATGAATATCGTAGGCATATCTTGTTTTTATTATTACGACACAAATATAGGTAATTATTTTATTACCTGCAAACATTTTACTGGTTTTATTTGCAGTTCAGTGACTTGGGATTGCCTGTTAGGGTGTAAAAAAGCCCGGCTGACCGGGCTAAATGTTACATTTGAGTTATATCCTAAATTTTAGTATTTTTATTTTTTCTTATATTAAGTCTACCATTCTTCTTCCGTATATCCTTTGGCAGCTTCAGATATTTCTTTTATTGTATTATTTATATACGCCTCCAATTCTTCTACAAACTTTTTGTCTTTGACTTTTCCTTTATCATTAAATAAAGACGCACTACCCATAAACTTGCCAATTCCTCCACTAAAATGGTATTCTGTCTTATCCTTACCTACGCCAGATGTTTTGTCCGCTTGCATTTTATTAATAACAGGAATATCAAACCTAATTCTATTATCTTTAAAATATACAACTAAATTCATGTCTATTTCCCCATAAACCTTCATGCCCATTACCTTCGACAATAAAAAAGCCTCACTATCAAAAGAATGTATATTTATCATTTCGCCTTCCATTTTATTAGCTACCGCATCAGGATTTTTATAATGGCTCAGGACATACGAGTTTACTCCTTTATATAAATCCATCGCAGTTTTACCTTCAATAGACACAACATAATAAGGTTTGCCATCCTCTGTTGTTAATCCATCCTTAGTTGCTTTAAACTGAGCACTAACATTAATAGACAAAAACAATGTTAGCATAAATAAAATCTTCTTCATGTTTCTTTAGCTTAAATTAATACAGGGCACTAAATTATGCAAAAAACAGAACTCAGCCCAAGCTATTCAACAAATTTTCTATATCTGAACGTGATTTTATTTCATAAATAGTCCCTTTTGCCTTAATGAAGCCGGAAATTTCGCTTTCTCCGGGGGATTCAGTGAACAGTTCCCATACTTCAACATTTAATAAATTTGCTATTTCTTGCAGTCGCTTCAAAGAAGGATTACCACTTTCTCCAATAGCTTTATACAATCCAACTTCTGTCATCCCTAATTCAGTCGCTAAATCTCTTCCAGTCCTCCCTCTCGCCTTTAATATTTCCTTTACTCTCAGTTTATACATAATATTCATATTTTTTAGGAGCAAAAATACAAAACTATCCTATCAATTTATATAAAAGCTCAAAAATACACTATCAATTTATATTATTTAACATAAAACAATTGCACAGCATAAACCAACAGTATATATTTGCAGCAAATAACAACTATCAGTTTATAGTTATGGAAGCACCTAAGTACAACAAAACAAGAATCATGAAATCCGCTTGGTCAATGTTCAAGGCTGGCAAGAAGTACCGCAATCACGTATTGACGTTCGGAGAATGCCTTAAGGAGGCTTGGAAGGACGAAAGAAGTTCTTACGACAAGGCGATGAAGATGTACCAGCTTTTCAACTTGAATAAGAAGCAATGCGAAAGCCAGGATGCAAAACGCAATGTTGGTACTTGTTCTATGGCTTTCATGGCTAACACACTGACAAATTACTATGCTAACAATAGATATAATGGAGATTAATATTATGACAACATTAGATGTACTGAAAGGAATCCAGCGAATCATGATCGAGAAACTGATCGCAAAGAGTGACATTATAATATCTGTCTCTTCCCGGCCAGAAAGATCAGAGTTATCCATATATGTGCAAAATACTTCCTATGTGGTCCTGGCACATGAAATATTTATCGACGATACCGGGATTGACTTTAGAGAAGAAAATAAAGAAGCCTATAGCAGGATAATAGAAGCTATAGACAGGCAATGTAAAGTTGCCATAGCCGGATAACCTTAACTCAACCAAGAAGCATAAACCAAATATTAATACATATATAATTCGATGAAAACAAAAGTAGTTCTATTTGAAAAAGAAAATTTTGTGAATTTAGTTGCGGGAATAGAATTTATCCCTACATTTGCAGTGCTGAAAGTTGATGAGCTTAATCATCTCGCAGGGCAAGCGGTTAATTTGCTCAATTGTTTGTTGGGCATTTTTTATGTCCAAAATTTTGCTGGCGACATAAATGTCGGGAGCAAAGTTCATATAAGATATTGGCGGTTGCCTATACGTAAGTTAAGATTAGCCTTTCGGGGTGAAGTCCATCAACTTTCAGCAGCGTATATGGCAGCCGCTTTTTTGTTGCCTATTATATAACTTAATGCTGAAAGTTATGGCAGAATTAGTAATTCAAAACAGCAACGGCAACGATGTTACCACTTCTTTAATCGTTGCACAGGTGTTCGAAAAGGAACACAAGAACGTAGTTAGGGATATTGAAAACCTATCATGTTCAGAAAGTTTTAATCGGCTCAATTTTGAGCGCATCACTTACAGGGATTCAAGAAACCGAGAACAGACCGCTTATGAAATGACTAAAGACGGTTTCAGTTTTCTTGTCATGGGTTACACAGGAGCAAAAGCAGGTGAGTTCAAGGAAAAATTCATTTCCGAGTTCAACAAACGGGAAATGATGCTTAAGGATGATGATTATATCCTCATGCGTTCGCAGCAAATCCTACAGAAACGGGTAGAGGCAGCAGAACAGAGAGTAAAAGCCCTTGAAGCCGACAACCAGCAAAAGGATGCCAAGATCGCAAAGCTCCAACCGAAAGCCGACTTCGCAGATGCCGCCTTCATCACCGACGACAAAGTCGATATCGGAATGGCTGCTAAAATCCTCAAGCTGGGGTTTGGACGCAACACACTATTCCAAAAGCTAAGGCAGGTCGGCGTATTCTTCTCTAACCGGAACGAGCCGAAGCAACGGTTTGTCAATGCCGAGTATTTTGAGATGAAGGAAAAATTCATTGAGCGTAACAGCCATCCGGGTTTTGTTGTCACAAAAATTCTTGTCACGCAAAAAGGGCTGGCTTACATCAACCATCTGTTTGGTGGAAATCCATCTGACGGGAAGATAGCGGCTATAGAATAAACCTTACATACATACCTATTCAGTAGTCCTTTATAATACAGGACAGCCAATATTATACCAATTAATAAACCAAAAAATAATTACAAAATCATGGAATTTAAAGATTTAGCAACAAAGTTCGAAGGTCTTACAGCAGATCAAGTAGGGGTATTAGCAGAGTTCGGCAAAAATATTTTAGATGATGCCGGCATATTTTGTTCGCCTTACTGCTTGCTGGGTTTAATTCGGGATATACTCAAAACAGAGGAGTTCGATTTTGAGAGAAACAGACTTACAATAGATTCACTTTTACATATTGTGGAATTAGCCAATGATTTAAATATACGATGCTGGGATGAACATAAAACCCCGTTTGGACTTACAGGTGTTAAAAATGACAACCAATATGTCGGATTAGATAACGAGACTAAAATAATAGCATCATGAAAGCATTATCCTTTATATTCCTGTTAGTGGCCGGGGTTCTTCTGGCAGGATCGGAAAGCGAATATTTCTTAGGTAACATAATTGGACTTGTGATGCTGTTTATTGCCGGCAACAAATTGACGGAACAAGATAATATTGCTACATAAATAACATAGACCCGCATGTTGGTGCTTCGTACCCAACGTGTCATGTTTGGATGTCCCGCCGGTAATATCGCCGGCGGGTATGGGATAAAGATTGCGACTGATCAGATGTTTATGATAATCTTATCAAGAACATCAACCATTGTGGACCGGAGCGACCGGACATTGCAAAGCGAGATTGCAGCAAGGGACGAACGCACGCTGAACCGGCACCAGTATAGCCGGAGGCGAGATACAGGGCATAAGCAGATCTATATTAGAGGTTATCACCTTAAAAGGGGTATATGGCTTGAAATTCAATACATTTGCTATCTGATAACCTATAACCAGATAACCTCTGGCTAATATCGTGAGAGCGGTCTTATTTCGATTGCAAGGAACTTATACTAATGGTGACGCTATGTGCGTTTAAATAGGCTTTCAGTAGCTCCAGCCACACCCGGCACGGTCTTTGAGTCTGTCCTTTGATGGAATGCCGGGAACGAATGTTGAGGTTACGGTATAAATTCACTTAAGTTATTGATTTATAATGTGTATAGTGTCGCTGTAACCGTAACCCCGTAACCTGTGTAATTATTTAAAGGATAAACATAGAGGTTGGCGAAGATGGTAGCAACGGAATACAGGTAAGTAACAAACGAGTAACAAAAATGTGATAAGTGATATGTTGGAGGGATTTAGCCTTTATACGGCCTGTTATTTGGCAAATTCAGATTAATATGTATCTTTGCGCCAAAGAAAGCGATTGTTTAAAGGAAAAGTTCTTTAATTTTGTTACTAGTTTGTTACCCATAAACGAAAACATCTTCGCTTTCTTTTGATTTTTAATTAGTTACAAAATCATGGGGATGACCGGTTTAGACAGCGGGTAGAAGTGGTTTGTAAGCATGTAGTGCGTGGTCGGCTTGCACTTAAATCTCAGACGGCGAACAATTAACTGGCGAAAACAATTACGCTCTCGCTGCTTAATCGAAGTACAGTAGATTCAAGCTTAATCCCTGCAAAAGTTGCGGGGACGTGACATCACCCGGATGCTGTGGCTCCGAAGCGTTCCGATCAGGTGGTGCAGCAATATCGGAGATAGTTTGGAGTAAGTCTCGGGCTCCAAGTGAAATTTTAGAGGATAAGGTTCAAGTGGGTGGCTTCGGTCTTGCTTGCACCCGACAATCGAAGGCGAAGATAAACATGTAGAAAGCAGATTAATTCCTCGTTTGGACGAGAGTTCGAATCTCTCCATCTCCACAGAAAAGGCTAGCAGTTTCGACTGCAGGCCTTTTTTGTGATCAATCTTTATCGATTAATTGGATTCCTTCAGGATCGATATTGATTATCTTTTGTTTGTAAAGAGCCCCGATTGCCTGTTTGAATGCTTTTTTGCTGCAGCGAAATAGAGAGTAAATAGGTTCGGTTCACTGGCTGCATATCTTCCTTGAGCTTTGAGCGAATCCAGAATTATCTTGGCAACACCTTCTGCCTTTTGATATCCTAAGGGGGGTAAGGCTGACATCTATATTTTCGTATTCTCTGACTTCTTTGATGTACCCTTTTTAATGTTCCCCTTTTCCCAAGCGTTGAAAAACATCTGGTAGCTCAGAGTATTCGTCCGAAATAAGTCGCTTCTTTCTCTGTTTGTCCGTAAGCATAGATGTCAAATGAAAATAATAGAAGGAACTCTGTATGTCCTTATGCCTCATGCTTCTTGATAGAGAGCTATTTGCAGCTGAACTCAAAATCATGTTTCTCCCACTGCGTGATACTTGTGGTGGCATAATGATGACGAAAGTCATAAGGACATACTGATTCCGGACTTATACGTAGTTACAAATTTTTGTGTAGCATAGTAAAATGGTCATATCAGTCTTACAACGGCTACGAAAATAGGACAAAGATTCCATATAGGAATAGTACGGTATCGATGGGGGGTACCCTTTTGGGTGTACGGCTTACCCAGATCTATTACACTTGCATTAGTTCTGTGGGTGTGGGATAATGAGAGCGGATATAATCCTCCGATCTCTTTTTTGATTGAAGATCTTGGATAAAATCCCAGCAACCGTACCCAAAGGCCTGTTTATTGGTTTCTGCTGACGAGGGATAGGACCTTCTAATTTGGTGGTAGACTTTTTCACTATTAGGTAATCGAATAGCTCATTACTGCTATAAACATTCATTGGAAAAGACAGAGTCTCTTTAGTCTTAGATTGAATCAGGTTTACAACCTCGTTTTTCCCAGGTGATCAATTAGCATTTGGAAATTGGATTTTAGATAAGGATTATTCATAGGCTGAAAATTTTGATTAATATCAACCTTATAGGTTATAAATGTTATCCAAACTCTAAATTCATAATTAACATCTTATCAAGTGATTGCAATATGAAGTTGGGATAACATTTATTGTTGCTGCCACCAGTGAATTTGCCAGAATTCATCATATTTTTGTTCGTGAGGCAAATAATTATCTGATACTAATGGTATTGACTTTCTTACAGAACATTATGATGCAGAGCATTTGTCTTCATTTGATGATACTATTCAGGAGCTTACGCAAGTTTGTCTAAATAATGGAGGGGGCATTCAATGAAACCATATTACGGTTCTAATACTATAATTGAACAGATAGACTTGTCAAGGTGTAAACCTTACAAGGACTTCAGACAAGGGTTCTATCTGGCAGAGATTAGAGAACAGGTAGAACAAATGGTAAATATAATATTTTAGCTATTTAATTGATAATAAAATAGTTATCATATCATTTACAAAGATAGGTAACGGTTTAGAAACGAGTGAGATTCAACCGATTGTTTTATTTTGCATACATTCAAAGAACATTTTTGTAACGCAAATATAAGATTTACTGCTGAAAAAAGCAATATTACAGGCTTTTACTATCCCAAAATATCGGTCAAGGGAGTCGGCTTTCA